CGGCAAAAATCATTTGACAAGCGCTATGTTTTACGATATAATGTAAAAGCGCTTGGTAGTTGGAGTAGTACTCAAGAGGCTCAAGAGGCTTCCCTGCTAAGGAAGTAGACCGGGTAACTGGTGCATGGGTTCGAATCCCATCTGCTCCGCCATTTAGACCATTATACGCACCCTCTAAATTTGGGAGCGTTAGTTCAATATCAATCGACTCATTGTCGATTGATATTTTTTTTACAAAGGTATTCACGATACCTTTTTTTGTTTTTATGGTTGCATCGGATTTTAAGTCCTCCATCATAAGCCGTATAGCAAGGCATAATTCTTCTTTAGTAAAACTATGTGAAGAGGAGGTATATAAAATATCTGTTTCAAGTTTAGACGATTGCAATTTTAATTCATAGATTTTAGTATTATATTTATCTTTTTCAATATCACCACTAAGATACAAATCAAGCAGTCTTTCCTCTTGATTTTTCACTTTAGATAATTGTAGTTTTAAAGTATCTATATCTTTGATATCGCTACTCTTGTTGTGAGATTTCAAGATAGCATCAGCCCATAATCCTATACTTTCATCAGTAAAAATAAAATCGATTATAGTTGTTATGATATGATTTTCTAGTAAGTCCTTTGGAAATCGAGGTGTAGGGCATTTGCCTATTCTTGTTTTTTGTTTTCCACTGCAAACATAATAATGATGATATATACGCTCTCCATTTTGATTTTTGAAACTAGAACATCCAGTTAAATTTCCTCCACAATTTTTACATTGTAGAAGACCTGTAAATAAATAATCAACCATATTTTTTCTTGGCTTAATAGTCCTCTTATCTTTTAAAAATCTATTTTGTACCGCATTCCATACCTCATTTGATATAATTCTAGGGAATGCATCTTCAACACGAATTAAAGGCGATTTTACACTGCTAGCACTTTTATAAGCATACTTATTATAGACTTTAACTCCTGTATATGCTTCCTTTTGTAAAATTTTTCTTATTTGCTTTTTATCCCATAAATTTCCATGAATGGTTTTATACCCCAAACTATTTAGTTCCATTTCTATATCGACTAGATTATATCCCTTAGCATACATATTAAACATAATTTTTACAATCTCGGCTCGCTCAGGTATGATTTCTAGTTTTTTTGTTTCTTGATTTATCCTATACCCAAATGGAGGAATGCCACCTGTGGATAGTCCTTTACTAGCAGCTGCATTCATACCTTTTTTAACTTCACGGCTTAAATTCTTTGAATAATAATCTGCCATACCTTCCAATACCGAAAGAAGAATCAAGTCCTCAGGATTATCATCATCTATATTTTCTAAAACAGAAATTAGTTTAACTCCATTATCCTTTAATTTTTTTCTATAAAAAACAGAATTATACCTATCCCTAGAAAATCGATCTAGTTTATGAACAATAACCGCACTAAACTCTTTAGAAGAAGAATCAGCAATCATTGCTTGAAATTCCTCTCTATTATCATTCATACCTGTTTTTGCCTCATCGACATAGAATCTAAGTAAAGAATAATTCATTCGTTTGCAATAATCACTTATTGCCTTTTTTTGTGCTTCTATTGAATATCCATCTCTTTGATTTTCGGATGAATACCTACAATAAGCTACTACATTATTTATTTCTTTCATAAAAACCTCCATTATGTTTGCTTTTGATTAGATTATTTGCTATAATAGAGGCGTGAAAAAACCTCCATTATTTTGGCGAATGTGGTAGTATAATTCACATAAGCTGACAGGTGCGAACTGTCGGCTTTTTTTGTCTTTTCCTAATTTTTTTCTGGAAACACAGCTTCAATCATATTTAGCAATTTTTCTAATTCATCTTCTGTTAAAGAATTGATTTTGCTAATAACTTGTTGCTTTAAATTTGTAGCATTTTTATCCATAGGAACATCAAATCCCATTAGCCACATAGGACTTACATTTAGTGCCACTGCAATTAAATAAAGTTTATCTTGTTTAGGCCTGCATTTGCCTGAAACATACTCATTTATTTGAGATTTATTCAAACCAGTTCTTTCTGCTAATTCAATTTGACGCATATTTCTTGCTCTTAATGCTGTGCTTAATCTTTCATGGAATATAGACTTATACATTTATATCACCTAATAATATTTTAACGCAAAAACACAAAAAGTCAAAACAAATTTCTAATTATTCGAAAAAAGTTAGAAAAAATAGAAACTTTCGCTTGACAAAATCAAAAAGGAGGCTTATACTAAAATTGAAGTTAGAAAATAATCGAACTTTACACATTCGCCAAAATAATAAACAGGAGGAATAGAATGATAACACAATTAGGAATATTAAACCTTGCAAAATGTGAGGCTTCAAACAGATTGAAAAATGCAGAAGAACTTTTCAAGGTATCACCTGGAATTATAACAGCTGAAGGAGTTGCAAAATCCCAAGCATTATTTGATGAATTAGAACGGCTAGTTCGTCAAGAAGAACAAAAAGATCCAAGAGAAATCATCCTCAAAGAACACAGCGGAAGCATCAAGACGGTAATTTTACAAATCGTTGAAGAAGAAAGAGCAAAATATGATGCAAAAGCAAGTGAGTATTCAGAAATTGATGATACTAAAGGTGAACTGAGAGCATTAGATATGGGTTTGGCTTTAGGCATTCTAAGAAAAAGAATTAATGAGGAGATTAAATGAAAATAGAAATAAGTTATAAAGATCTAATGATGTATGCAATTGCTACATGCCTTAATCAAGATAGTAATAGTGACATAGTGTTTTTTCTATGGTGCAATGAAAAGAAGATGTTTGCGGAAAGTGTTTTTAAAAAATCACGTTGTGTCTTAGAAGCGATAGAAGTACTTAAAAAAGAGTGGTTAAAAGACTTCCCACAATTTAAAAGAAATAATATTGCAGAAGGGAGGTGATAAAATGGATAACATGGATGAAAAAATAGAAGCACCTAGCCCTAGAGAATTAAAAATCAAAATTTCAGTAGATAAAACAGAACTTGATGCGGCTTTAGAAACCGCAAAAGAATTAGGGAGAGTTTTATCAAAGATAAATGAAAAAAGTTCAGGAAATCCTGAAACTTAATTCTATACTAGCAACAAGCTATATGCTTCAAGTTGCATTTCATCGAATGTTTGAAAGTGACTATTTGCTTTAGTAAAAGTATCCAGCTTATCACCAAAAATAATTTGTCCATCTTTCAAACATTCACTTGCAACTAAGAAATCATCAATATTCTTGAATTTAGTGTATTTATTCATGAAGTTTTCCGTAAATAACTCATGAACTTCAAAATCGGATTTCTTGGCTGTTTCATTTACTTTTGATTGGATGTCATCCAGCAAAGTATCAAGAGAATCTTTAAACATATCTTTACCTCCTTTGAGGTCAATTATATCATAACTAAATAAAAAAAGCCAACTGATGATGACTCTTTGGCAGGAGTCGAAATACGCCGCCTGTATAGGCCAAATACACAGTATGAGATAGTTCGATAACATATTTATATTATCTCCCAATTTACTCAATATCGAACTTTCGAGGCGTATCTTGGTAGCCAAATACCAAAGAAGAGGAGGTAGTCATAATATGCCAAAGCCAATTTTTGATTATTCTAAATTGTCAGGTAAAATAATTGAAGTATGTGGCACGCGTGAAAATTTTGCAAAACAAATGGGGATTGGAGTAGGAACACTGAGTGGAAAACTCAAAGGGAAATACCCATTTACACAAGATGAAATATACAATGCGTGTCTCATTCTAAGAATTACAGGCAATGAAGATAAGGAACACTATTTTTTTTGCTTGAAAAGTTAGAAAATAATCGAACTTTACACATTCGCCAAAATCTATAGGAGGTTAAAGAATATGGAAAAAACAGAGGAACATGGCAACCTTGAATCTAAGGTCGATACAAAGGTAATTTTTACGTTTAACACCGGTAAGAAAGTTAGCACATTATTACCAAGAAAATTCGCAGATGCAATTCTAGACCAAATCAATGATCCTTTTTATGACAATGTAAGAAGTATCATGCTGCTGTCTATTGGAACGGCAGGGATGCAATGTGGATAATTTAAGAACGACAATTGAAGTCGAGGAAATCCCCATTTCTCAAGAGTCTTTTACATTTAGTAGTCTATTAGACATCTTGACTGGAGGGGGCTATCTTAGTAAAGCTAAAGAAATATTAAGGTCTAAAACAGAGGAGGATAAAAATGCCAAAGTATAAGAGTTTATTAGAATCACAAGACAAACACCAAAGTGATTTATTAGAAGCCATCAGGTTACAGGATCAAAGAGTGGATAAAAATCTTTTATCTAAGATGGTGAATTACGTGTGCTTGCCAATACCAAAGCAAGCAAAGGCAATCTGCGATTATTTGAATTGTGAAATAACAGAACTATATGATCCATCGGAATTGCTGCAGGTATCACAATTAGAAAAACCTAAACCTGAAAAGCCAAAGAAGAAAAAGAAATCAGTCGAATATAATTTGCACGTGCAAATCGAAAGGGACTTAGCTGATAGGGTATTCTCCAAAGAGAATATGAAGCGTTTAGGGTTTGTAGATAAAGCCTCTATGATAAGAAGCTTTATACTCCAGCAGGATAGAAAACTAGCCCGCATGGCTGCAAAAGAAAAAGCCTCTAAAAAAGAGGACTAGGAACTTATGACAAGACGAATATTTAAGGCAATAAAAAAGGGAGCCGCATCGCCAAACACTGACTCCTTTACTAGACATTTTTATTTTACCAAAAAACAGGTAAAAAGTCAATAAAAATGCTAAAAAAATATGCCTAAAGTTTGGCATATTCGTCCTAGTGATAAAGTAGTAAGAAAACAACGATAATATTTTATATTAAATAATTTATTATTTAAAGACTTACTAGGTATGTATATTAGGAGTAATTAAAATGAGAGGCCATCGAATAGATGACAGATGGATTGATTCTATCTATGATAATGAGGAAAATAACCCGGATAGAATTAACAATAAAAATATATTTAGGTATCGAACAAAAACGATTAAAAGTGGGGATGTCTTGGAGGTGCAAGCCTATCCAATATGGAATACCTATTCTGAGGTAAGAAGAGCCAAGAATAAAGTTTCAACAATAGCACAGTCAAACCTAAACCATAGGAATAGACAAGCTCAAGTTATCCGCCTTATCAATGCAAATTTCACCGACAAAGATGTATGGGCAACCTTTACTTACTCTGATGAGAAGATGCCAACAAAATACAGCGTGGCTTTAAAAGAAATCAAGAACTACATTAGGAGATTAAAGACCTATGCAGCAAAGCACAATTATCCTGAATTGAAATATATCTATGTAACAGAATTTAAGAAGCATGGATTCCATCATCACATAGTTATGAATTTCAAGGATAGGGATATCGCAGAGAAATTATGGAAGGGAGGGAAGAGAAAGCAAACAAGAAGATTACAAGCTGATGTTAACGGTTATGAAGGACTTGCAAGATACATTACTAAGCAAGAAACAAAGGAGCTAGAAGAGGATGGAATAAAGCATAATGCCTATGTCTGCTCAAAGAATTTAATCAAGCCTAAAATAACTGTATCCGATTGGAAAATATCAAGATCCAAAGCTAGAAAAATAGCAGAGGGAAGATTAGACCCTATGAAGTTATTTCAAAGATTATATCCAGGATATACATTCAATACTTGTGAAGTTAAAACAAGTGAGTATGTATCAGGATGTTATTTATATGTCAAACTTCATAAATTTAGAAATTAAAAACTTGGGGCATTAATGTGATTCGCCCCATTAATTTAGAAAAAATCAAGGAGGAAAAATGAAAAAGAATTTTTATGGTGATAAGTTCACCGCAAAGGAAAGTATGACTTTATGCGAGAAGATTTGTTTTTATGATGAGATTATTCAAACCAAGAAATTAAATCAGCAGGAAGCAATCATTATTAAAACTAATCTTCAGGAATTATTGAAGGTAGCAACTGATAAGGATGCCATTGCATCTATTCGAGATTTGCTTAAAAAAGTAAGACCTATTGCAAATTAGGAGGCTAGTATGGAACTATTAGAAAAAGATTTAAACCTTATTCCTGATATGAAATATATCAAGTTTGAGCCAGCAGGCGATCATACGCTTATAACCACTTGGGAGGGGTATAATAGCCTTTCTCAGGTGAGTATTGCTAGCGTTATTGAAAAGGAATGTATTATAGACAACAAGACACTTAAAATGATGAAACTATTGATTAAAGGACTAACTAAGCTAACCATCAATGTATCTACATTTAGTTTTGTAGTTGTTTCAGCAAATGGAACATATACAGGGAAAAAAATAACCCCTGAACGTGATATTTCAAATACGTTTAATTTTGATAATTGTAAAACATATCCCTATTCTTCCGACATTATAGTAAAAGCAATAGCTTTTGCCTCAGACAATCCAAAAGCACGACCTGTCTTGCAGGGGGTAAATATTGGAGAAAAGGGTGTTGTCGCAACAGACTCATTTAAAATGTATGTTTATGGGGCTGGCAATTCCAAGTGTAAAAGTATTACGATTGATAAAAAGTTTCTAAATAAAATCTGTAAAGTTGGCTTTGAAGAAATTAAATCCGATGGGAATCAGGTTTGCATTATAGATAAAAGAGGCGTAGCCTGGTATTCCGTATTGCTTGATGGAAAGTATCCTGAGGTGGATAAAATTCTATCAAACAAGGGTGAAGAACTGTCTTTTGATATCAATACCTTATCTAGCCCAATAGCTCTTGCGATTTCTTCCTTAGAGGAAATTAAGGATGATATATTGGAATTAAAGGGCGATGTATTATTTACTTGTAACGATAAGAAACTGACAATATCAACGGATTTATATCGAAATGAGTTTGATGTAGATTCAGCCGATTTTGAATTTACCCTTTTTGCAAAGCATACAAAGATAATCAATGATTTAGATATCAAGAAAGTATTTTATAAGAATTCAAAATCACCTTTATTTATGGAGCTTTCAGAAAATGAAATTGCAATGTTTTTGCCGCTAGCAAAAAAGAAATAAATCAGGAGGTGAAAAATGGAAGAACAAACTAATACTTATGAAGTTAAATTAAATATTGTTTGGTATTGTCAAGCAAGTTGTGATGTAGAAGCTGAACAAAAAGCTATTGAAGCATTTTGCTTAGAGGATGCTCCATATTATTCTACTTGGAATTTAGAAGCTAGCAAAATGGTTAATCTTGAAGCCTTAAAAAACAATCAAGATGATGTTGTAAAATTAGCAGTTGCTGATGAAATGATTAAAAATGCATCAAGTTCAAAAATTTTATATGCTTTGAAGAACTTAATTCAGAGTATTAATTCTGATAGAGAAGGAGTGAAGATGATTTCTAAAACTCTTCTAAAACAAATTGAACAAAAAATTAAGGAGGTAGAGGATAGTGGAAAATAAAGAAGACATTATCGAGGATGAGGAACTAGATTCAGAAGAGGAAATCCTTGATGAAGAAGAATCTGAGGAAGAGGACGAAAAGCCCTCTTCTAAGGACAAGAAAGAAAAGAAATCTAAAGAGGTAAAACCTGCACAACAAAAGGTAGTAAGTGACAACTTTACTAAGGCTATTCAAAGCTATTTAGATGGATTTGCTGCAAAGGATGAGCATTTTTCTAATTGCTATAAAAATCCTAAAAAAAGTATTGTTGAGTGCTGTGCTTATATCGTAGGTCAAGTTCAAAAAATGGGGGTTAGAGGTTTGTCTGATGATGAAGTATATCAAATGGCAAGACACTACTATTTAGAGGATATTGATCCTAAGGAATTGCAAATAATATATCAACCAAATCAAGTTGTATCTAATACTCATATTGAGTTATCTGAAGAAGAGAAAGCTCAAGCCAAAGAAAGAGCTTTGAAGGAATACAAAGACAAATGTATTAAGGCAGAGGAAGAACGTGCTAGAAAAGAAGAGGAGAAAGCACAAAAGAAGGCAGAGGCAGCTGCCAAAAAGAAAGAAGAGCAAGAAGCCAAGAGGAAAGCTGAAGAAGCAAATCCTAATTATTTTAAAGGTGGATTGTTTGATTTTTTGCAGGAGGACTAATGCATGGGTAAAAAAGCTACGGTTAATTATGAAGGTTTATCCTCTAAAAAATATGAGGAGGTTTACTTGGATTATAGTAAAAGCAAACCACCCCTAACCTCAAAGCAAAAAAAAGTTATTTCAGACTGGGTAGAAAGAGAAAAAAGCTATTTAGATGAACAAGACTATTTTAATCAATGTCAGCATTGTTTTGGTTTTCTTTCTAAGTGGAAACGAAAACTAGTTTTAAGAATTATTTGTGTAAAAGTAAAAATTGATCGTAGACGAAAATTAGAAAATCGTTTTAAAATATCTGATATGGAAATCCTTACAGCTATTGAAGGATTGAGATATGCAAACTGCTATTCCTGTTATCTATCTTACAATATGGGAATCAATCTAAAAGTATATTTTGATGATGATTCAAAATGCAATTGGTATTATGCAAACACCTATTATGTTTCTAGAAATAGGTATGTGGATCCTGATTATTTGGATGGTTTCTATACAATCTATTGGGATATTGATGAAATATTAAAAATAAAACCGTCTTTAAAATTTTCCCAAATAAGCGTAAACGATAATCCTATAGTTTACGCTGGTTTATATAGTTCATGTTCAGGGATAGAGATGCTTAGAAAATGTGGTTTCAGTAGATTACTCCAATCCAAATATTGCTTAAACCGATTGAATAAAAATGATAAATCTTTTATGAAATTTTTATTTAAGTGTTATGAATTAGGAGTTACGTCTTACAATTATAATTTCTATATTGGATATTATAAGAAGTATGGTCAAAATATGGAATATATGAATTTATATAAAGCCATAGATGTGGTTAAATCCTACTTATTTTCATGGAGAGTTAGTTGGACTCATTTTGATGATAGAAAAGCAGAACTTTTTAAAAATGTGAAAGCAGAAGATATAGGAAAATATTTATATAAACAAAACCACAAAGTGAGTTATCAAGAAGTTTCATATTATACAGATTATCTTGAGATGGCATATAAAGTGGGACATGACCTTAATGATGCATATTGGCGTTATCCGAATAATCTAAATAAAGCTCATAACAAAGTTATGGAAGAAATGCAAAACATTCAAAAGTTAAATAACAAACTCAAGTATGATATGTTAAATGAGGTCTTAAAAGATTTCTACAAATATAATACTACTATCAATGGGTATGAGGTGTTTGTAACTTCGGATATAAATGTCATTAAAAAGCAATGTGATGTCTTATATCAATGTTTGATTACAAAAGATTACATTCATAAAGAAATCATGCAGGAAGACATATTAGTATTTTTTTGGAAAGATGGGAAACCAGTTGCAACAGCAGAAGTATTTTATAACGGCAAAATCGGACAATTCTATGGCGATGAACGTGATAGGAAAAAATGTGAGGCATCAGCTGAGCTAAAGGAAATTTTAAACATTTGGTTAAGCCAAGTAGTTCTTGAGAAACGACGTGTATCAAAAAGTCATAAGTATTATAAAGGATTTTATAGCAAGGATGGAAACACATTTATTGGTTATAATGATTTTAAATTTGAAATCGGAAAAACTTATGAAACAAATTTTGACGATAATGCAATAGTAAGTGCTGGTGCAAGAGGGTGTAATGCTACAAATAAAGTTTTCCATTTCTGTGATTCCATTGAGGAAATTTCAAAACATTACTGTCCTAAATACTACTGTATAGTAGAGCCTTTAGGGCCTGTTCTTGATTGCGATGGAGCATTATTGAGTAATCGTATAAAGATTGTAAAAGAGGTGACTTTCCAGGAAGTGAGTTGCTTTCAATGATAAAGTCAAAAAAGGAAACAACCGACTCAATTAAAATTGAGTGGGGGGGGGGTATGAGCCTAATCACATATACAATGTAGATGCCTATCAGGCTATCAAGTGTTTTCCTGATAAATCCATAGACTTGATTTTTACTGATCCACCGTATGGCATTGATGCCGCAGGTGGTGTTGGTGGTTATGGAAGTAGCAAAGATACAGCTAGACATTATGATAGTAACACATGGGATAAACAGCCACCTCCTAAATGGTTTTTTGAAGAGTTATTGCGAGTAGGCAAAAAAATAATTATTTTTGGAGGAAACTATTTTACAGATAAGTTACCTGTAAATGGTCATTGGCTTGTATGGGACAAGATATCTAATATTAAATTTAATAATCCCTTTAGCGATTGCGAATTAGTATGGACGAATATCAAGAAAAATATTGTTAAAAAGTATATTTTTATTCAACAAGGATTTATTACTGAAGATAAAACAGAAGAGCGTGTTCATCCTACTCAAAAGCCTATTAAATTAATGAAAGAGATTATTGAAGATTACTCTCAAGAAGGAGATCTAGTTGTTGATTTCTTTGCTGGGAGTGGGTCAATAGTAGTAGCTGCTAAAGAATTAAAAAGGAACTATATTGGTTTTGAATTAGATTCAAATTACTATAAAACAGCTAAGGATAGATTGGAAGGCATAACCCAATATGAAAGAAAAGTTGCAGGAGTTAAAACTTTATTTGATTATGAAGATTAAAAATTGGAGGAGAAATGATAAGAGAATTACATATTATCAATAAATGCAATGCCACATCAATGGATATGTTGGCACTTGCAACTAAAATAATGCCTCAAGTCGAGCTTGAAAAAGCGAGGGCTTGTAAGCGTGCAAAGAGCTTTACCTATAAAGGCTTAGAGGCAAATATCAAATATGAAAAAAGTGCTATTACTATTTTCGTGTCTAAAGAAAAAAAGGTAATAGTCAATGGAATATAAAATCATTCAAGGAGATGCGTTAGAGGTTTTGCAAGCAATGGAATCAGAGAGCATTGATTGCTGTATTACCTCTCCACCCTACTTTAATTTAAGAGATTATGGGATGGATAAGCAAATTGGACTTGAAAGGACACCTCAAAGCTATATTGATAAGTTAGTTGGTGTATTTAAAGAAGTCAAAAGAGTGTTAAAACCCGATGGCACATTATGGGTAAATATAGCCGACAGTTATGCAGGTAGTGGTAAGGGTGCAGCAGTTTACAAAGCTAAAGGATTACAGGCAACCAATACTGGGTCAACCACCTCCCCAAAAATCGCAAAATGCGAGTGGGGGGGGGTTAGACCTAAAAATCTCATCGGAATCCCGTGGATGCTTGCGTTTGCATTAAGGGATGAGGTGGGATTTAACCTAAGGCAAGACATCATTTGGGCAAAACCCAATCCTATGCCTGAATCCGTAAAGGATAGATGCACAAAAGCACATGAGTATATCTTCCTATTTACCAAAAGCAAGAAATACTATTACGATGCAGAGGCTATCAAAGAGCCTGCTATAAGTAAACTGGATAAGCGTATGGGGTTAGGTAGATTGCATTATCGAGGGAAGAGAGAAACAAAGCAGGATTTTATGCAACCGAATTTTGTTGCGATTTACGAAAAGAGAAATAAAAGGGATGTTTGGAATATAACAGTTAAACCTTTCAAAGAAGCCCATTTTGCAACATTCCCACCTGAACTTATAGAGCCATGTGTTAAAGCTGGTTGCAAGCCCAATGGAACGATACTTGATCCCTTTGCAGGAGCTGCAACCACAGGAGTAGTAGCCTTAGAATATAATAAAAATTTTATAGGGATAGAACTAAATCCTAAGTATTGTGAACTATCCAAAAAAAGATTGGAGAAACAAATGGAAAAATTAAAAAAGGAGAGCAATTAAAATCCTAGTGAACTAGGTTATATAGAAATTAGTTTGGTGAATCTATATGTAAAAAACAATGGAATGGTTGTGCCTAAGTAAGCACTTAATAAAGTATCCAAACTGATTATTGTTTTTCCACAAGCTAGATTTTAGCAAGTGGTTAATTGTGAAACATATTATTTCATTAAGTGGTGGTGTAGGAAGCTACATTACTTTAAAACGAGTTATCACAAAATATAGATCAGATGATGTGATACCTGTGTTTTGTGATACGACAGATGAGGATGGAGATTTATATAGTTTCCTCCTTGAGTTAGAAAAGAAATTCAAAATCAAGATAGTAAGATTAAGTGCTTATAAATCCGTATTTCAATGTGAAGTAGAGGATAACTTTATTTACAATTCAAGAGTAGCAAGGTGTTCTATGCTGCTTAAGACAATTCCGTTTAATAAATGGCTTAAAGAAAACTATTTGCCTGAGGAGTGCATTCTTTATATGGGCATAGATTGGAGCGAACAGCATCGGTGTGAAGCTATCACAAAGAACTATGCTCCATATAGGGTCGAATATCCCTTGTGTCAAGAGATTTTATACAAGCAAGAATATTTAAAGGAACTTAAAGCAGATGGCTTTAAAATGCCTAGATTGTATCAAATGGGGCTAACCCATAACAACTGTGGTGGATGTTGTGTTAAAGCAGGTATAGGACATTGGTTGTTATTACTTGAAAAAGATAGGAATAGATTTCTCGAAGCAGAAAATAAAGAGTTCCTATTGCAACAAAAAATAGGAAAAAACTATACACATTTGAAACGTAAAGGAAAGCCCTATTCCTTGAGGCAATTAAGATTAGATAAAGAAAGGCAGCTATCCATCTTTGATTTTGAGGAAATAAATGATTTTGGAGCATGCACATGCTTCAGTGAGGAGTAAAAACATTATTTGATTTTAATTAAGGAGGTATGCAATGAGTCGTTTAGAAATTGCTTTAAATAACTGCCCTAACAACATAGTTATATTTGATTCATTCGTGAAAACGAACAATACAGTTCCCAATTATAAAAAGGTGTTAGTAGCTGTTAGCGGTGGCTCTGATAGTGATATTGTTGTAGATATATTTAGACAGTTATTTTCTCCTAATGATGTTGAGTGGATTTGGTATGATACAGGAATTGAGTATCAGGCAACGAAAGACCATCTTTTGTTTTTAGAAAACAAATATCAAATATCAATTAAACGAATAAAAGCTATCAAACCTATTCCTGTTTCTTGTAAGGAATATGGGCAACCTTTTATTTCAAAATATGTGAGTGAGATGCTGTATCGCTTACAGAAGCATAATTTTAAATTTGAGGACAAGCCTTTTGACGTATTACTAGAAGAATACCCAAATTGTAGAGTGGCACTTCTTTGGTGGTGTAATATGAATGGAGACGGGAGTAGCTTTAATATCAATCGAAATAAGCTTCTTAAAGAATTTATGATATCTAATCCACCTGAATTTAAAATATCAAATATGTGCTGCCAATATGCCAAGAAAAAAGTTGCTCATAAGTATGCCTCTAGCAATAACATTGATCTAAATGTTGTAGGTGTGAGGAAGAGTGAGGGAGGCATAAGGTCTGTGGCTTATACCACTTGTTTATCACAAGGTAGTATATCAGAGTATCGACCTATATTTTGGTATCGAAATCAAGATAAGCAGGAATACAATGCTCACTATCAAATAACAAATTCGCTTTGCTATTTAGGATATGGCTTAAGTAGGACAGGCTGTGTTGGCTGTCCCTTTGCGAAAGATTTTGAACAAGAATTAAGTGTTATTAAGAAGAATGAGCCAAAGTTGTATAAGGCGGTATTAAAAATCTTTGGCGATTCTTATGATTATACACAAAAGTATAGAAGATTTATACGAGGAGGAATTGAAAGATGACTAGCAAGGAAATGTTATACAAAGTTATAGAAAATTGTAAGAAATCAAAGGTTGTAAATTGTCATAACTGTATATTGATTGTAGAAGAGGGATGTGCATTAGATTTTTGGGAAGAAGATTTAGATTGTTTAGAGAAACTTGAGCAAGAAAACGAAGAATTAAAAGAGAAAATTCGTTTAACGCATACAGAGTTTGGATTTGATAATCTTCCAGATTTTAGAAAGCAAATGCGTAGGAATGCAAGTACTTTAAGTAAAATTGAAATTCTGGAAAAAGAATTAGGATGTTCTTTAGAAGTGATTTTAAAAGCTCTAAAAGATGGCATCGTTATTATTGATGATGAAGCGTATGTTAATTCTGCTTATGATGATAATGTTTTTTATAGCGAATATAAAGAAAACGAATATCATTTTTTAAATCTTCAATATGATTCATTTGATAAACAATTTATTTTAGAAGAAATAAATTCTCCATATGGAGATTCTTGCTGTGGCTATTATGGATGTTCGGTTAAGACTAATGATTATCAAAAGACTTGGAAATTGATAGAGGTAAGGAGTAAAGAGGAATGAAAAATTTATTTAATTTTACATATCCAGCTTATAAAATAAAGAAACCTATTCGCCTGATAGAACTCTTTGGAGGGATAGGATGTCAGGCTCAAGCACTTAAAAATATTGGTGCTATTTTTGAACATTATAAGTTGGTTGAAAATAATAAGAGTGCTGTTCAAAGCTACAATGCACTTCATCACACAAACTTCTTTCCAATTGATATTCAAAAACTCGATGGGGGGGGGTTAGAAATTATAGATACAAATATCTATGATTATATTATGACTTACTCCTTTCCATGTCAGGATTTGAGTTGTGCTGGCAAGATGGAGGGAATGCTTAAAGGAAGTGGGACAAGAAGTGGTTTATTATGGGAAGTTGAAAGGCTTTTAAATGAAACTAAAAATCTCCCTCAAATTCTTTTGATGGAAAATGTCCCCTTAATTCATAGTGAAGATAATCTTGATGCATTTCAAGAATGGCAGAGATTTCTTGAGAGCAAAGGATATAAAAATTATTGGCAGGATCTAATCGCAAGTGATTTTGGAATCCCACAATCAAGAAAAAGGACATATATGATTAGCCTATTAGGCGAGTATAGTTATATCTTTCCAAAGCCTACTATGATAAAATGCACCATTTCCTTATTGCTAGAAAAAGAAGTAGATAAAAAGTATTATCTATCCTTAGAAGAAATCAAGCGAATCAAAAGCTGGAATAGTATCCAAAAGCCACTAGAAAGAATTACATTCCTGTGTGATTTATGTCCGACATTAATCGCAAGAGATAATGGAGTTGAAAAAGCTGAGTGTGGCTCAACAGTAATAATTTATGATGGTAAAGGACTAAGATACTTAACTAGCGTAGAAAAGGCACGTTTAATGGGCTTTAAGGATGATATGGTATATCAGATATTGCAATCAGGAGTAAGTGAAAGACAGTTACAAAGACAACTAGGAAATGGAATAGTTGTAACTGTCTTGGAGGAAATATTTAAACAATTTTTTAAGGAGGAAATCAATGATTGAAAGAGCAAAAATAATCACTGCTGACTTTTATACGAGTCCAAGAAGAAAATTTGATAAGCAGGTGTTAGAACTAACCATTGAATTGGACGATTATGATTCCGCGGTTATTATGGTAAATGGTATGCACTTAATCCAAGCTACTTATAAAGTTTTTACGTTGAAGGAATTATCAGAACAAAGTTCCGTAGAAGAGGCATTATCAGAATTGGAAGGGATGACTATTCGAGTAGATATTATTGATGGTAATATAGTTGCTATGTTTAATCATCTAAAAAAATATGTAATTATGGTTTCACAAGGGGAGGTAGTATTTTGAAAGAACAAACAAGTCAAGAGTGCCTAATATATTGCTGTGCCTCTAAAAATAAAAAGCAATTAGTTTTTAATAAGAATACAGGACAAGCTGAATTTGTGAAGAAACCTAATCCTGATATCCATATTGTTTTAAATGGCACTGTATGTCTTTCTTTTAAGACAAATAGAATAGATTCAATGATTTTTGATAGACGTTTAACAAGTTTAGATAAAATGGATAAAATGATAGTTAAATGGTCCACGTTATCTTATGAGGAAATACGTCGATATGGAAAATCGAAAGAGGTTAATGCAATTTGGATGAAGGATATAAAAGTATTTGATAAACCTTTAGCATTGGATCACTATTTTTACAAAAAGACGAGAGTCGATTGTAAAAGATGTCCTTTGTATCACGTTCCAAGATATGTTGAACAAGAGTGGGAGGATGAAGATGGAAACATATCAGAAGCCGATTATAAGTATCTACAGGAAACGGAAAAACAATGTTGTTATGAGGAAGATTCTGACTGTGATACATTTGCTTATGATAGATATATAACATATCCATTTTATAACAAATGTCCTCGCACTCACGACAAAGTAAGTGTAGCTCCTCAAAATTATACAATCGTTCAAGACTATGATCCTAACATCTATCCGCAAAAAGATTTACCTTTATTTGCTGTTAGACCTGAATTTGTTATGAGTATTATAAACAGAATTAAGAAATGTGAGCTTCGTACGAAAATTCCAAAAATGCTATATCCGTTTAAAAGGAGTGTGTGATATGGCACGAGATATAAAGACTGTCAATTCAAGACGAATAAAGTCAGTAGCTAACGCTCAAACCACAGAGCCAATCCGTGAGGAACGTGATATTAAGAATCTTTTAAATCATATGCTTGCGAAATATGAAAGAGCCAAGACACCATCAAAACAGTATCAAGCTTATCGAAATTATATGATTATTCTAATAGGCTTAAATACCGCCTTTAGAGCTGAAGATCTTTTGCAGCTAAGAGTTAAGGACATCAATAATGGATACGTTCATATTCAGGAGAATAAGACTCGAAAAATACAAAATTACAAGATGACTTCTCAACTTTCAAATGAAATATCCAAGTATGTTAAGATGTTTGATTTAAAGCCCTCAGAATACTTGTTTTTAGGGCAGAAACGCAAGGAAGATGGAAAACCTTATAATTATCCTATAACAAGACAAATGGCTTATAAAATGATTTCTAACGCTGGAGAAGAGTTAGGATTCGGCTTTGTATTTGGAGTCCACTCATTAAGAAAAACATTTGGTTATCGTTATATCAAAAATGGAGGCAATCTCTTAACTCTAATGGCAATGTTTAATCATTCTAAACCGGATATAACTCTTAAATATGTGATGTGGCAGGATGATGACGTTCGCAAGGATAGAAAGGCTTTCTACATAGGAGTGAGGTGAGAAGATGGGACTAACAGAAAGACAAAGCCAATATCAGTTAGAATCTTATCAAGATTTCTGCACTGAATGCTGCAACCATTGTTCAACAGTTCCTGATGGTTATTGTCCTTCATATTGCTTGATATTACAAAAAGGAGCTCTTATTCCTTTTGAGAAGATAGAAGAAGCCTATATACGAAATAAAGGTGACTTGCAAAAGGTATGTTCATACATCAGGAGGTATAGGATATGAAATCAGAACAATTAGATAAATACATAGGTAAAAAGGTAAGAATCACATTTACTACTAAAGTTTGCCTAGAAGGTTTTTTAGGTCATGGTGATTATATCTTCGGTAAAGATGGATGGTTTGGAAAAGGATATCATCTTAGAGGCTTTTATAGTCCGTTATATAACTCTTGTGGATTTAAAAAATCACATGTTAAGAGTATAGAAGAAATTTCTTAAAAGATGTGAAAAATGCTAAATAACGACTTTTTAAAAACACGGTAAAATTTTTCTTAAATTTAGTATAAGGAAAATGTGAAAATACGTTGATATTTAGCCATATTTTAGAGGTGCTTATAAGTTGTCAAAAATTTAACAGAATTAAGTTGAAATAGATAATTTTTATAAGCATAATTTTGATAGTTTAAATTGAAATTTTAGGAGGTAAAAATCATTGGAACTTTATCAGGTAGTAGATGTTCAAGGACATGTTATACAGACATTCCCATCCAAGAATCAAGCTGAGAAATTCAAAAAGGCGTGTAAGGATCACGGAATGCTAGGACTTAAAATTATAAAGATGGAAAGGAGATAATGAGGTATGAAAGAGTTTATTTCAAAGGATTTAGCTAAGGCTATCACGAAGGACGTCAAACGCAATGAAGTCTTAATCAAGGGGCTTGCGGATGATGCTTCTCAATACGGAGTAAATAATACAGAGAAAATCCAGCAATTAAAGCAAATCAATACTAGTCTTAATGAATTATTAAAGTAGGTGATTTGATTTGAGTATCAATCAAATCCAAAAGTTAAAGGATGAATTATCCTTTCTTGAAAAGGAAAAGCAAATATTAGAGTATAAATTATCCACTATAAATAGACAAATAGAATTGTATCAGAAGTCTTTATCTAGCCAAGAACATAACTTAGAAGTATCTTTAGAAAGTGAGGATATAAAGACTAAAGTATTTATTTATAGATGGACCTATAATTATAGTCTTAAAGACATCGCCAAACTAACTAACTATTCACTAGTTTATATCAAGAAAATATCTGCTGAATTATCCAAGGAAATGAAAGGAAAATAGAGGGAAAAGCAAAAGAGTATACTTTTTGTATACCTGCTTTTCCTTTTTATTTTTGATGAATTATGCTATTTATTTTAATGCAAACAGGCACTGGAGGTGATGGCATGGCAACTCCATTAAAGATTAAGAATTTTTACAAGAATTCTAAAGCATGGAAGCTAGCACGACAAGAATGTATTGTTCGTTGTAAAGGCTTATGTCAGCGATGCGGTAGAACAGGTAAAGAAGTCCATCACAAAATACCACTGACTTTAGAGAACATCGACAATCCAGAGATTGCACTAGGACAAAACAACCTAGAACTATTGTGCACTTCTTGTCACGATGCGGAGCGTGAGAAAACCAAAGCAATCAGGGATGATGTTATGTTTGATGAGGCAGGAAACCTTATTAAGAGATAAGACTCCCCCCCTCTTGATTTGAAAAAAACGATTCAAGCCAAGACCGACGGGGAGGGTTTGCGAAATATATTCCCCCTTTTCTAAAAATTTATTTTAGGGGTAATTTTGAAACTTAATCTTTGATTAAAATTTTAAAAAAAGATTAAAAAAATAGCAAAAAATAGTGATTTTTTATCAAAAATGGAGGTGATTTTATGGGTGCAAAAAAAGGAAATAACAATAAAGGTGGTAGAAAACCACAACCAGCAGCTACGATTGATACCTCCAAAAATCACAAATCAAATAAGGAGATTGAGGCACGAAAAAAAGTTGAGCTAGCCCTTATCTCTAAATCAGAAGAAATATTCAAGCCACCTAAGGGCATGCGACCAGCTGCCAAGAATGAGTGGAATCGAATTATAGGGCTCTATGATAAATTGCCAACTAAAGTTTTGTGCGATTTAGATTTTCAAATCTTAAGGTCCTACTGTGAAGCAGTTGCAACATTCGAGGAATGCACCAAAATTATAAAAAGCGTAAAAAGCCAATGTAGAAAAGATGGAATATTATTTCGTTTAGATATGGTTGCAGATGAAATCAAAATACAAAATCAATGTTCAAAAGAGATTAGAGCTTTAGTAGATCAACTGTGCTTATCTCCGCTAGCACGTGCAAATTTGGGCATGCTAGGTGTAAATAAAGGACAAGAAGAGGATAAGGATCCTACAGCTTATCTCTTTGATGATTAGTTATGGATTATGTTAGTGAATACATAAGAGCAATCGAAAGCGGAGAAATACTTGTAAATCGTAAAATTAGGAAGTGGTATTGTGAGCACATAAAGCCGATTATCGAAGGTAAAAGTGAAAAGTATTATTATGATGAGAAAAAAGGCGAAAAGATAATTCTATTTATAGAAAAATTTTGTCGTCAGAGAAAAGGTGTATACGCCGACAAGCCTCTTAAACTCATGCTATTTCAAAAAGCAAAATGGCAAGCCATTATGGGAATCCTGAGTAAAGAAACAGGATATCGAAGGTTTAAGGAGGTATTTGATGTTAGAGGTCGTAAGAACGGAAAAACAACAGAGCTTGCAGCAGTGGCCTTATACCTTGTAAGAGAAGAACTAGGAGCTGAGGTGTATGTTTCTGCCTCAACTTTAAAACAGGCTAAGCTCTTATGGGATGAAGCAAAGTCAATGGTTAAAAGGAATCCTGACTTATCCGCAAACACTAGTCCGAAACGTGGAAGGATAGGACATGGAGTTTATAACTGGAAAACATTCCCTCAATCTGAGATTTACATTGATGATAGGGATGCCCACTTGATAGCATTAGCAGCTAACCTAGAGGCACTAGATGGACTTAATGCCTCTACAGCAATCATTGATGAGGTGCATGTTTTATATCGTGATATTTATGACTTGCTAAAACAGTCACAAACCTCCACCTCACGTAAGCAACCACTCCTACACATGATATCTACAGCTGGCTTCTTAAGAGGTGGGTTATATGATGATATATACGAATATGCGATCAATGTTTTAGATGGAATCGCTGAGGATGATTCTTTCTTTCCACTTATCTATGATATGGATGACATCAATCAAATTAAGGATGAGAAATACTGGATACTTGCTAATCCTGGAATAGATGTAATCAAGAGTAGGTACGAATTGAAAATCCTAGTTAAAAGAATGTCTACAGATATTAACCTAGAACATACAGTGCAGACTAAGGATTTCAACATTCGAGGAGTTGAAAATAAAGTATGGCTTCCATTTGAAGTGTTTAATAATGATGTAATATACACAGAAGAACAAATCAAACAACTATCAAAACTAGTAATAGGTGGATTTGATTTGTCTAGGACAGGTGATTTAACAGCGTATAGCACTCTCTATTTTGATAGAGAAAATGGCAAGATAGTAGCCGATACGATGTACTGGATTACTCAACATTTCTATGAAACAGAACTTGATAAAAACTCCAAAGTCCCATGGCGAGCTTGGGTGGAGCGTGGACTAGTAAGGATATCAGGAGTAAATTCGATAAATTATCACGATATTACCGCATGGGTACAATCGAAGTTCAATGAGGAAGAATTGATGTATCAGTTTATCGCTTATGATTCTTACTCGGCACAGTATTTAGTTGATGAGTTAGCATCTAAAGGATACCAAAAAGGCCACTGCCTTATCCCTGTAATTCAAGGATTCAAATCTCTTTCTATACCAATGCAAACACTAGAAAATGATTTAAAAGAGAAAAGGTTAGTATATCAAAATAACCCAGTCACTAAATGGTGCTTTTCTAACGTGGAATTAGTTCAGGATAGAAACGGCAACCTGATGCCTAAAAAGGTTGATGATAACTATAAACGTAAGATAGATGGCGTTGCAACTATCTTAAATTGCTATTACGCCCTTATCAATAATCAAAGTATATTTATGTAAAGGAGTTGATATAACTTGGGATTTTTAGATTTTATGTTTAAAGGGAAAAAGGATTTAAAGAAGAATAATACAAACAATTTAATCAACTTGTTTACTCCGTTTTTCTCAGGTGATGATTCCTTTGAATACAATTCAACGTATATGAGTATTTGTGGGACGCATGCGAATCACATATCCAAGATGCAACCGATGATTTATCTGAAAGATACAGTATCAAAGTCGCATAAATACATAGCTAGGCTTTTAACACTTAGACCAAATCCATATATGAATGCACCAACCTTTTGGGAAACCGTAGGTAGAAATTATTACATGTATAATAATGCATTTATTTTCCTAGAGTGGAATCATCTTGATTTCAAGGAGCCTTTAAAAGCCTTATGGATACTTGATCCTGATAAAAACTCAATCGAGTTAAAGTCAAACGAAAGCAACGAATTATTTATGAGCTTTAGATTAAATGGCCAACAAAGATATACAAGCATTGATAATATTGCAGTTATATCTAGAAATGTTGATCCAAATAATTTTTTTGGTAAATCAAACGAAGCAATTAGGCAAGTGCTAAAGGTGCTTAAAACGAACTATGAAGGAATAGAACAAGCAGTTAGAACAAGTGCATTTATAAGATTTATTGTCACTACAACAACTCCACTATCAGATAAAGCAAAGGAAGAAAGAGCGAATTATTTTAAAAACACATACTTAGGTAAAGATGCATCAGGAGTAGTTTATTTAGAGCAGGCATCCCAGCTACAGCAAGTAACTACAAGCCCTAAAATCATTGATGCAGAGCAAATGAATTTACTTAAAAAAGATGTGTATGAATATCTGAATTGCAATGAAAAAATTACTACAGGAGCATTCAATGAGGACGAATGGCAAGCCTACTATGAATCAGCGATTGAGCCATATGTTATAAAGGTTGCAACAGAGCTTACAAGTAAGATTTTTTCTATACAAGAACAGACAAGAGGATATCATATCTTTATCAATGCTGATAGATTACAAACTGCATCGTTAAAAACAAGAGTTCAAGTAGCTGCAATGTATCAAAAACTACCTGTATACATTCCTAATGTAGTAGCAAGACTTCTATTTTTACCTGAAAGTGAAAATGGAGATAAAGAGTTTAGCAACTTGAATTACGTTCAAACAGAAAAACAAAATGAGTATCAACTCGAACAAGATGGCAAAGAGGAAGAAAAGGAGGAGGATAAAAATGCCACAAATGCAACCAACAATTGATTTAAATTTTAGACACCTAGACTATAGGCATGAAATTGAAATGCGTGCAGCAGAAACAGAAGAAAATGAATACTATGTCTTAGAAGGCAAAGCAGTTACATTTGATGAAGCTACAGTGCTATTTAAAGTGAATGGCATTGAGTATAAGGAAATCATTGATAGAGCAGCTTTCGATGGAGCAGATATATCAAATGTATTTTTGAAATTCAATCACGAATCATCCTGGATTGGTGCCGCAAGAACGAAGAATGGCACACTTACTTTAGATGTAAGAGAGGATGGAGTTTACATCACAGCAAGACTCAAGAAGTCTTTAAGATGGTGTGAAGATTTATATCAAGCAGTTAGAGCAGGGCTCATAGATAAAATGAGTTTCGCTTTTAGTATAAACGAGGAATCCTTTAATGAGGAAACTCATACATGGACGGTAAGGAAAATAGGGGCTGTGTATGATGTTGCTGCAGTAGAGATTCCAGCATACGATAATACGTATATCTATGCACGTCGCAAAGGTGATGTGGAGGCGCGCCTTAAAGAAGTGGAGGCTTCAAGACTCGAACATGCTAGAAGTATTGCTTTAGCTAAAATTAAAAATTTAAAAGGAGAAAAGAAAAATGCGTAAAGAAAGAATTAAACAAATCAATCAAAGATTGGCTCAAATTGAAGCAGAGCTAAGAACAGCTGCGGATGTGGATACTATTGAAGCATTGACAGCAGAAACAAACAAGCTTATTGAAGAAAGGGCAAGATTAGTTGCAGAGGAAGCAACAGAAGCACGTGCAGCCTTTGCACAAGCAACAGGGACTCAAGTAGCACCACCTGCAAATAATCCTGATGCTGAAGTAGAACGAAGAATATCTAACTTATCTAAACGTGATAAGTTAGCGTTTATGATTGGTAGACAAGCTAGAAAACGTTCATTTACTAATGTTGAAAGACGTGCATTAGGAAATGCACTAACTACTACAGCAACTGATTTTGTTGCTCCTACAGCATCCACAGACGGAGTAAATAATGCAGGCACCTTTATATCAACAAAATTGGTATTAGACTTCTTAAAAGAAGATGGTAAATTGAGTCCAATATTTGCAGATGTTGTATTTACTCACATTAAGGGTTTAATTGATTTCCCTTATAGAGAATCAAGATCATCAGCAGAGGCAAAGGCTGAGGGGGAAGGCACAAAGTCAGGCTCATGGAAATGGGGAAAATTAACTGGAACTCGAGGCACATTGCAAAGTGTTATGGAAGTTACTGATGAAGTGCTTGCTTTATCTGATATTGAACTAGGAGAGTATGTTGTCAATCAAATGCTTCAAGACTTACCTGAAGATTGGAGTGAAGACATCATTTACGGCACAGGAACTAACAATCATATTAAGGGAGTTATAGCAGGCTTAACTGCAAAGGACTTTACAGATAGTATGACAGGTATCGTTGATGGAATTAAAGCATGCAAAGGGCATTTTAGAAGGGGAGCTAAAATCTATTGTGCACAGGATGTATACGATGACATTTTCTTTGCAGTAGATAAGAATGGCAACTTTAAGTATCCAGTATTAAATAACCCTAATGGAGTAACTTCAATCGGTAGTATTCATATTGCAGTTGATGAAAACTTAAAGGCAGGAGAATTCATTATCGGTAATATTGGCAAGTATTTCAAGGCAAATTTACTTCAAGGACTATCACTTGAAACAGAGCGAAAAGCTATTGAGGGTATAACTACTTATGTAGTTAAAGAAATGTGCTCTACTGCAGTATATCCAAATGCCTTTGTATACGGTAAAAAGAAAGCTACAGAGTAAGAGTTATTGAGGTGATTTAGATGAACGAAGCAGATAGAATCCTTTTGCTATTAGGATATTATGCGGATGATTCCGTCAAACGAATGCAAATTCAATCATGGATATCAGAAGCAGATGCCTTTATGCAAAATGCAGGAGTAAGCAAAACTCAACTTGTATCTGCTTCTGTATCTGCCATTCACACGATGTGGGCAGAAGCAAGGGATGCAGGAATTGAGATAGATATCAATGGCAAGCATAGAATCATTTATACACTCATCGACCAATTAAGGAGTGAAACTTAATGAGATATAACACTAGAATTAAATTTGCAGTAATTAGCAATGAGTATGTAGCAGGTAGTGGTGCAATTTCTAAAACCACTATGATAACCGCCTCAATAGCACCTGGAGTTATAACAGATGATTTTCATTGCAACTGGACTACAAATTATGGATCATTAGGAATTGAACAACACTCCCAAAATATCTTAGAGGGTGCAAGAGTGCGAATGAAATATGTTAAGCAAATTGTAGATGCAATGCGTAGCAAGAATCAACTCTTTATTTATAAAGATGGGATAAAGGATGAAGCACATACCTTTATTTTAAATTCTAGTGTAGACGATATCAAAGAAACACATAAGGAAATCGAATTCCAAGTTAAAAGGTGGGTGCATAAATAATGAAGCTATATTCTAAGATTCAAGAAGCATTAGATAATGCTCTATATGAAAAGTATAATGTCAAATCCTTTCATCTTCGTAAAGTTGAAACAGAGGATAAAACGGATAGCTATGTTATTTATTCCTTAGTATCAACAGTAAATTATTTCGGTGATGGCGAACCCATATTAAATAAATATAGCATTGATGTCAATTTATACTACGAAAGAAATCAGGTATCAGATGATAAAGTGTCTACAATATTATCTACAATTAAAAAAGCCCTTAAAGAAGCTGGCTTTATTGTAAGAACAGGCGAGCATGATATTTATGATAGTATGGGAGATTTTAAGGGCATAAACTTGGAATTTATTTATGTAGGTGGACCTAATGAGTGGTAAAAACAATAGTGGAAATAGCAATGCTATAAAAAATGTATTTTTAGAGGATGTGCCTGATGCTATAGATAATATTTTAAATGATTTTTTAAAGGAATCATACGAAGTTAGGCAAGAGGCTTTAATGAAAGGTGCAACCTTCCTAAAAGAAAAACTAGAGGAAGCAGCACCTGAAAATACAGGAGAGTATAAACAGTGCTTTGTGATTGAGGCTAAGTATGGAGATCATAAATACGTTGGTAATACCAAACACGTAAAAGATCCATCAAGCAATAATATCCCTTTATCCAATATTTTAGAATACACTGGACATGCTCATATAAGACCTACGTTTGATTCAAACGAAGAGGCAATATTTCAAATTATAAAAAATTCAATTTTAGGAGGAAAATAACATGAGTGAAAATCAAAATGTAAATCTTGTCAGATTCAACATTCAAAACGCTAAGTATGCTATAAGCAATGTAATAAAGGATTTTGGGACATCTACTAAGATGTCATTAGAAACAGACTCATCCACAAAAGTAATTTATGGAGATGGAAAAATCATCTGCACTCTTGTAAATGAAAGAGGAAAAAATGCAGTTTTAACCTTAAATAATATTTGCGATGATTATGAAATTGCAATGGGACGTAAGGTTATGACTTCTGCAGGATTAGCTGATATTAAGCAAAATAAAGTAGTTGAACATGCAATCTATTTTGAAGTTTGCAACTTAACTAAAACAGCTGGAGGAGTTACTAAAACAACTGTTGCAAAGACGTGGTTATTTGGTTGTAATTCTACTTCACGACCAAGCGAATCATACGATCAAACGACAACGGATATCAATGAGTCATCCTTTGAATTATCATTTACCGTTAATGGTATAAATTTGAAGAATACAGAAGGAACTGGAAATTATGTTGACGATGATGGAAATGAGTTAATTGTATTGCAGGTAACTAAAGTTCCAGGCGATAATGGCTATGATGATTTTGAAAAAACAGTTCCACTTCCACAAATGCAATAAGGAGGTATTGAAGAATGTTTAAAACTACAATGCCTATTTATGAGCAAAAGGAAGTAAAAGGTAAACTTATCACTACCGAAAAAACAATCGAAGTTGTGATTGATACCTCTGTTTTTTCCGAGCAAAGATGGGAGGATAATTTCCCAAAACAAGCAGAAAAAGAAACCTTGACAAGTTACATCGCAAGAATTCTTAAAACTAAAAATAAGAATAGTATTGCATACGTTTTAAGTGGACTTAAGGCTTTATACTGTCTTATTAAATCAAGTAGTTTTCCTGATTTTGAATCCTTTGCATCAAACTTTAATTTGGCAGACGAAAAAAGTTTGAATAAAGCGGTAAATCGACTTCAGTATATTTTCAACTTGGCCCTTAATTCCTCAACCTCATCCCCAAAAAACTAATGGAGCACAGTCAACAGCTAACAGTCCTTTATCAGCAGTATATGAATCAAATAGATACTGCTACTTCGGATAGTTTGGCTGTGCCTAGATTTATCAATATTATGTCGAAATGCATTCATCATAAAGTAAATGATATTGTAATTCAAAATTTGCATTTCAATGATTTATTGCTATTGCTAATGAAACTAGATATTGGGGAATTGCATCAGGCTTTAAAAATGATAAATTCTAAGTCTAGAAAACCTCAAACGAACGTAAAAGATATATCTAGCGAACAAGCTGTGAAAATGCTTAAAGGAGGTGCTTAATTTATGGCCACAAGAGGATTATCTATTGAGATATCAGCAGATACATCGAAATTTAATAAGTCTTTTAAAGAGATGAAGAAAAGCACCTCCTCTATGAAACAAGAGGTAGATTCGCTTGTTAAATCTTTGGAAATGGACTTTGATTCCTCTAAAATGGAAAAGGCACAGAAAAAGTGCCAAGCTGCTTTAGACCAAACCTCAAATCAAGCCAACATTTTAAAACAAAGATTAAAGTATCTTGAAGATGGCGGGAACGTTGATACATCCGAATATAAGAAACTAGAAGCAGAATTAGCCAAAGCAGAATTAACAGGTCAAAAATTAGAAAAACAGCTTCAAAAAATCAACAGCATAGCTTCCTCTAATTCGATTGGTAGTAAATTAGAAACAGTAGGAAATCAAATTACCAAAGTAGGAAAAGGAGTCAGTATTTTATCAGGTGCTACAATAGCAGGAGCAACTGCCCTAGGAACGTTGGCTACTAAAACGGCTCAGACAGGAGCAGAACTTGATGATTTATCCTTAAGATTTGGAGTATCGGCAGAAAAGGTGCAAGAATGGCAGTATGTAGCCATGCAGACAGGAGTAGAATCTGAAGTCTTATCCAAAGCCTTTATAAAAGCACGTGCATCCATAGCGGATATGGCATCAGGAAAAACGAATGCTGCAGTAGAAGCTCTTAATTCCTTAGGCATTTCAATGAATCAATTTAGTTCAAACGAGGAAATGTTTGATGGTATTTTAGAAGCACTTGCAAACGTTAAGGATTCTACCTTACAGGCAGCTTATGCAAATGAAATCTTTGGAGATAAGATAGCAAATCAAATTCTTCCTTATGTCAATACAGGAGCAGAACAAATCAATGCTTTAAAGGCTGAATTTCAATCCATGGCATACCTTACCAATGAGCAAGTAGCACAACTTGCAAAGCTAGATGATGTTTTATTTAAGGTTAAGCAAAGTCTAAGCTATGCAGCTATGCAAATAGGCACAGCTTTAGCTCCGTTGTTAGAAACCTTAGCGACAATCATAGATACAAAAATAACACCCAAATTAGAGTCGTTAGCAAATTGGATCAATTCACTTAGTGAGGGGCAACTCAATATGATTGCAAAAATAGGAATGATTGTTGCTATATTAGGTCCTACCATTCTTTTGATAGGTAAGTTAACTACAGGAATCGGAGGCCTTATTAAAATATTTCCAAGCCTTAATGCTCAATTATCCAAATTATCAGCTCATCCTATAATCGCAATTATAGGTGTTATTGCTGGAATACTACTCTTGCTATATACCAGATGTGAAGCCTTTAGAGAATCCATCAACTCCTTGATGTCGGTTTTAGGTGGAGCACTTACACCTATATTACAGGTGCTTATGTCCTTGCTGCAACCCATCATTCAAATTATAAGTGATTTAGCGATTGTATTAGGTAATACTCTAGCTCCAGTAATAAATATTATAACGGCTTGCTTAACTCCTGTAATTGAGCAATTTAGCTTTATGATGTCTATCTTACAGCCTTTAATTAGCCTTGCTTTAATCCCCTTGCAACTTCATTTTAAAATGTTGCAAATCCCCCTACAAGCCATAGGTGCATTGCTTAAGTCGTTATCTCCACTTTTTACTGCATTCTCTAATCTAGTAAAAGGAGTATTTGAGGGGATTATATCCTGGATAAATAAAGCCTTAGCAGTCGTGGAATCTGCTATTAACTGGCTTATTGATAAAGTAAATGTTGTAATAGATGGGCTTAATATGATTCCAGGGGTAAATATATCTAGGTTGGATAAAGTGAGCTTGCAAATTGGTGGTAGTGTATCAGACGATGATATAGAATCACGTGCAGCAGAAGCAACAAATGAGTATGTTTACGATTATGTTGATACATCAAATGTAGCTAATACAACAAATAATTATGACTACTCAACAAATAATACAACTCAAAATGTGACAGTCACCATTGAAAATTATGCGGCAGAAGTAAATACCGATGCTTTGATAAATGAGATCAATCTTAAATTGAGGGGGCTGATGTATTAGTGAGAACATTTAAACTTACAAGTCTAGTCGATAGTGATACTTTCGATTTGCAAAGCAATGGTTTATTTGTTGCAGATGTAGATGGATTAGGAAATGATTATTCCTTGAGTTATGTTAAGAATGAGAAAAGCAAGTATTTAAATAACGCGGAAGTATCATTTCCAACAATAAAACTAACTATTACTTTTGCAGTTAGCGGAAATAAGTATAGGAACTATACTAGATTAGCCACATTCTTAAGTAAAAACGTTGCAACTCCAATGATTTTAGAGTATTCAGATGGCTTCAAAACGAGACTAGCTAAAGTTATTTTTAAAAGTATTACTAAAAGCCAAATTACTCAAGACAATGACTTAGAAGAAAAATTATCTTTGGATCGAATTACCTATTGGTATACCACTGAAATCCAGCGTATAGGACATGTAAATCCGTATAAAGCAAGTGTTTCAATTACTAATGATTTTAACGAGGCAATCCCTCTTGATATTACATATACAGTATCAGGAGTTGCAACTGCTTCATTGCTAGTTAAAAATGAAGCAGGTATCGTTGTGCAACGTATATTGTGGAAGCCTAAGGATACTGCCTCACAGTATTTAATCATTGCCCCATCTGATGGTAAAAGAGTAACGCTTGTGAAAAATAACATCGCAGAAAATGGATATGATTTGATAGATAAAAGGTATCAAACCTTTATCTTTTTACCTAAAGGAGAATTTACGATAGAAACTGATTTATCACAATCCATTTCGTGGAGCGTAGAGCTTGTGATAACTCATTTCGTTTTGGATTAGGAGGGTATATGTATATAGAACTTTATAATCAAAATTTAGAACATATATCAAATGTGGATATGATAACCTTTAACCTAACAAAACGAGTCTATGGAACGGATACCTTCTCTGCAAAAGGAATTTATCAAGGAGATATTTCATCCGCAAAGGTATTGAGGCTATGTCAAGACGATGGCACAGCAGAATATAGTTGCTTTGTTGAAAGCATGGAGTTTACGAATCAAGAGGTTAAAATTACAGGACTAGATTTTAGGTATTTATTTAAAACAGAAGCTTTACTGGATTTTACTACCTCATTTGATTCAAGCCTCTATGGAGTGTTAAAAAAAGCATTTGATGTTTTGTTTGATGGCGATGATGCTTGTTATAGTTTAATACCTGTTAACTATATTCTGCCAAATGAATTTAAAGATATAGATACAAAATCTATGGTAGCTGATTACTATGGGACTTATATCATCAATGATATATCTAGTTTTATCGAAACATACCTTAGAATCTATGAGTATTATATTCAAATCGAATTAGATTTGGTAAATACAAAATGCTTATCGTTAAGATTTTATGCAGGTGAGAAAACATCAGATTTGAGCCTAGAGGATTTCGAATATAAAAGAAGCACTTCATCAGTATCCACAAATAAGACAGTTGCAACCATAAAATTCGAGTCCAAAATTGAAAATGAAGATGGGACTACTACGATACGACCTAGACCATCAAGCATAGCTACTATCTATTATTATTTAACGAAGGATAATCAGATAGTGCAATCCTCATCTCCAAACATAGAACTTGAGGAAAGAATCTATCCAGTTGTTGCCAAGTGGTATGAGGATGAATATTTAGCTAAAGCTCAATTTAATGCAGCCTATGAGCTTGCATGCAATCGCTATGTTGATAATATTACAATTGAGGCTAACTCTAAATTAGATCCTATCAATTTAGAAGCTAAAGGGCTATGCACTCTTTTTAATATATATCACAATGGAGTATTCATATATACACTACCATTAGCAGAAAAGACAATAGCCTTAACGAATAGTGGAAGAACATGCCAAATAAAATTAGGGTTTAAAAAAATGTTACTAACAGAAATTATCAAAAGATAGGTAGGTGCAAAAATGAAAATATATTTTACAGGATCAAAGCCTGATAGCTATTATTATTCTTATTCTGTTATTGGAAATGAGAATGTAGATAGACTAGAATTCATTTTAAATTCAAATCATGATGGATACAATCTTACAGAACTAACTCCACAGGTAAGAGTTAAATCCAATGATGGAATGTATAGGGACGTATTTACAAGTTTGGATAATACAGTTTCAAGTGATGGAACAATCACAATTTATCTTACCCTTAGAAGTCCTATGAACTCCTATGAGGAATTAGAATTACAACTAGTCTTTACAGGGGCGACTGATACATGGCAAAGCGAAAAATTCAATTTATATCTTAAGGATACGATGGAAATGAATGATGATTCGGATCCGACATTTACCGAGGTTATGAAGTCAAAGGCCGAAGTGATTATCAAACCCACTAAAGATGATTTCCCTGATATAGGAAGTCCACAAAATATTTATATTTGTGATAGTGGAATCTATTCCTATGATAAAGAAAAAGGATATATTCTTCAAGCTACAAATTATGAGAATATAACAGAAATCAATGTAAAAAGAGGTGCAGCATAATGAAAACTTTATCGTTAGATAGAATTCTTTTAAGAAATGACTCAAAAGAGGCATGGCAAAATGAAAATCCGATTTTATCAAAAGGTGAATTAGGACTTGAAAATGATACGCATTTACTTAAAGTAGGGGATGGAAAAACTGCATGGAATGAATTAAATTATGCATCAAAGATTCCACTTTCAAATCAGGTGGATGTTATCACATTAGATGAAGGACAATCTGCTAAAGCTGAGATATTAGGAGATGGATCAGAAATGAATCCATATCGCTTTATTATTTCTATTCCTAGAGGATATACAGGAGCTCAAGGGCCCCAAGGAATACAGGGCTTAAAAGGCGATACAGGACCGAAAGGCGAGAAGGGCGACAAAGGTGATACTGGAGAGCAAGGACCACAAGGCAAGCCATTTTCAATTGCAAAGACCTATGCTAGCGTAGAGGAAATGGAGTTAAGCTATGAAATTGACGACTTAGAAATTGGAGCTATAGTTGCAATCGCATCTGAAGTCAATCAAGAAGATAATGCGAAGTTGTACGTTAAGACAGCAGAAGGATATGCATTTTTAGTTGATATGTCAGGTGCAAGAGGTATTCAGGGCGAACGTGGACCAAAAGGCGATAAAGGAGAAAAAGGTGATCCAGGAGAACGTGGCCCTCAAGGAGAGCAAGGCATCCAAGGCGAACAAGGTCCGATTGGAGCAACGGGAGCCACAGGTGCAACTGGCCCTCAAGGTGAACAGGGTATCCAAGGCTTAAAAGGCGACAAAGGAGATACTGGGGCTCAAGGACCTCAGGGCATTCAAGGCGAGCAAGGTATCCAAGGAGAAACAGGACTACCTGCTGGTTTTGGAAGTATAACTGCTTCAATTGATGATACTGTAGGTATACCTAATGTAGGAGTGGAATCATCAGGTACAAATGAAGAAAAAAATATACATTTTACTTTTACAGGTTTGAAAGGAGCAACAGGTGAACAAGGACCTCAAGGCACCCAAGGGGAGCAAGGAATCCCAGGAGAAAAAGGCGAACGAGGACCACAAGGCGAACAGGGCATTCAAGGAGCGAAAGGTGAAAAGGGCGACAAAGGGGATACAGGAGCCCAAGGTATTCAGGGCGAACGAGGACCAAAAGGCGACAAAGGAGATACTGGGGAGCAGGGAAAACCATTTGCCATTGCAAAGACCTATGCAAGTGTAGAAGAAATGGAATTAAGCTATGCAATTGATGGTTTAGAAATTGGAGCTATTGTTGCAATTGCATCTGATGTCAATCAAGAAGATAACGCGAAGCTTTATGTCAAAACCTCAGAGAAATATGTATTTCTAGTTGATATGTCAGGTGCTAGAGGAATCCAAGGAGAGCAAGGGCCAAAGGGTGACAAAGGTGATCCAGGCGAGCCAGGAGAACGAGGTCCCCAAGGCGAACAAGGAGAACAAGGCCCAAAAGGAGATAAAGGAGATACTGGCACCACTGGTCCCCAAGGAGAGCAAGGAATCCCAGGAGAAAAAGGTGATAAGGGCGATAAAGGTGATCCAGGAGAACGTGGCCCTCAAGGAGAGCAAGGCCCGAAAGGAGAAAAAGGTGATAGTGGAACACCTGGAGCTACAGGTCAAGCAGCTGGATTTGGGACACCAATAATCAAAGTTGATTCATCGACAGGAACACCTGGAGCTACAGTAAGTGCCACAGGGCCTGATACATCAAAAGTATTCACTTTCACTTTTACAGGCTTAAAAGGCGAACGCGGTCCCCAAGGTGAGCAAGGAATTCAAGGCCCTCAAGGATTACAAGGTGCCACTGGAGCCACAGGTGCAACTGGCCCTCAAGGTCCAAGGGGAAATACAGGAGAACGTGGCCCTCAAGGTATTCAGGGCGAACGTGGACCAAAAGGCGACCCAGGACTTACATTTCGTTTAGAAGGCTCAACTTTATATATAACATCATAAAGGAGATAAAGAATATGCCAATTAATTTTTCTGGACAGACCATTATAAAATCTCAATTTAATGATACAAAACTAACTGAAATTTATTTTAATGGAGTTAAAGTATTTCCAGGCGATTTTACGCGATTAGGTGTAATCATAAATTATACATATGGTGATGATAATGTAATGATTAGAATTATTAATTCAAATGATTATTCTGTTGAGTGCGTATTGATAAAGGAGTATCGTGGACAGGAAATTATTTATAGTGGTGTAGTTGCTGCTCACGAAAGAAGGACTATCTATCATCCTTATTGGGATGTTGGTAGTATGAAGGTGGAATTAATGAGTATAAATCCATATACAGGCGATGAGTATTATGATTCTGATGAATGGGTAAACGAAGAAACTACTACAACAACGACTCCATTGCGAATGTCAGTTCGAAATACGTTTACTGAAGGAAATTTCACACTTTATAAAGAGGAAGAAAAATGAAACAGCAACTAATTCAAGAACTTAAAAAAACAAGTTTTTATGGAAAATTACTATTCAAAGAGAAAACAGTATGCGCATATTTTGGTGGAAGCCAATTGATAGGTTTTAAAGATGAAAAAAGTGATTTTGATATTGTGTGCTTAGTCGATGGGCAACCTCGCAAAAATGAATATAATGAATATTTAATGTGGAATGCAAAGAAAGTTCATTTTATTTATTTTGATATAAATGATTTATTTAATTCTAACTTAAGTGGTTTACGGTTAGTAACATTAAATCAATTTCAAGCATTAAAAGAAAATAACACTATTTTTTATTTGAAAGAAGGCTTTAAAGAAAAAATAAAGTATCTTTTAGATAGAAGTGATGAACTTTTAAAAATAGGTTTTCACAAAATGATACTAGATTTTTATCATCTTATTGATGAAATATCTCGAAATGGAATGAAAGAAAGAAATAAAACAAAATTCCTATATCACATTGTTTATGCCAAACGTAAATATCTAAATCAATCAATAGTGGAAAACTATTTAGCCAAATTAAAACGGATTCGCTGGCAAGAAATAGAGGATATATACATCAAAGAATGTATTGAAGATATGAAAGAATTAAAAGATTATCTTAGTAACAATAAATTTGATGTAACTAGTGCTTGCAAAGTGCTATTGAATGATTGGTGTAATAAGTTTTGTATTAAGTAAAAGGAGGTGAAAAAATCATGAATTTTGATAGTTTAAAAGAAGCTCTTGTGAATGAAGAACAAGAACTTCAAAAGAAATTTGAAGAGCAAAAAACTGCTAATGCTGTAAAGGTTGCAGAATTAGAAAAAACCTTGAATCTTCAAACTCAGAATGCATACAATCAAAAGTTAGCCGAATTAAAAGGTAAACGTATGATGCTTGCAGAAATTGAAAAAATTTCTCAAAACAATTAAGGGAGGGGATAAAGTGTTTTGAAAAACTTAAGGAGCTTTTCTTGAAATTTTGGTATCTATTTAGTCCATTGTTAGCTGCACTAAATTGGATATTAGAAAAGCTCAGACTAGAAGTAGTTTCTTTAATGGCTCAGTTATTATCAATCTATTTGATTTTGTTAGGAATTTCTGAAATGCGAGCTCGTAGAAGAAAAAGAAAAAAGATACAAAAACATCTTTTAAAATCAAAAACGATGAAAACAACTGAGCTATCCCTAGATCCTGAGGGACAAGCTGAACTGCTTTTAGAGCAACTAACGACATATTATACTTTCGGAGGTAAGATTATGAAAAAACTTAAAAAGATATTGAGATGGATTGCTGGTAATAAGTTTTCTATTATTACAGTTGCAGGCGATATCTTTACTTGGATTACAGCTTCTATGGCAGTGTTTGCAGATGAGTTGTATTTAGCCTTTGCCTTTCTTACGCCTTATAAAACCACACTACAGGTTATAACTCCACTTTTAGGAGCATTGATAACCGCTGTATTGATATTTGTATTAGTTAAAAGGTGCTTTGATTCCAATCTCACATTGGAGGAATACATCAACAAAAGAAAGCGTAAAAAGGAATTGCAACAGGCTATCCAAGAGTATGAGGATAAGCTCATAGTTCAAAAGGAAGCCTATGAGGCTGCAAACAGCGTTATAGAAAAGTTAGAGGTAAAGGTTAACTTAATGCCACATACTCTAACCCAAAAGCAAAAGGATTCCTATGATGAAGCCTATGTGACTGCTCCTAAACTTCAAGCAGAGGTGGAAGGGACAGAAGCACAGCTTCAAGCATTTAAGGATGAGTTAGCATCCATCAAAATATAAAAAATAAAAATGCCCTAGCTTGTTATAGTTAGAGCATTTTTTTGATTACGAAAAGAAGTAAATTGAATACGAAAAGGTATTATCTGATTGCAATTACTTTAAAGATGATTCATATCCCTTTAATTTTGCATACGCTTCATCCATAGTAATATTAAAACACTGACTCATAGCATGAATGATAGATACTTGGAGATTATCTACAGGAGTATTTCGTATAACTATGTTAGAAAGACGATTCTTATTAAAATTAAACATTTTATTAAAAGAGTATCTCGTTATATTATACTCCTGCAGAATGGCATCAATAGGATGCATACTTATTCCTCCTTTCTTTTCTTTTTTTCAAGAATCATAGTAGCAATGCTAATTAAACAAGCTGCTATAACAAATGCATAGAATACAATTTCTAAAACTTGCATAATTTTATTTAACATGGTATAATAATAGTAGTCCCAGAGGGGAAGAGGTATTTACCTACAACCCCTAAGGGTGAGGGGCTTATTTACCCCTCTTGAATGTTTGTCTTAGGAATTTTATTATCTTGTATCCGTTGACTGCAATCACTAGGATACTTGCTATAATTCCTAAGATGTTTTTTATTATTTCCATGTCTTCCTCCTTTCTACATTTATATTATACATCAAATGAGGTATAATGTCAATAGGAAAATGAAAAAAAGTTTATTTTTTTTATAAAATTATATATGGAAATATGGGATATAAGAAGGATTTGGAGTATATAAAATATTTAATGGAATTTGTGCGTATAAACTAACTTCTGCTCCGCCATTTGAAATGATTATACCCCCCATTTATTGTACAAATATGCTACAATAGAGGGGGTATTTTTTTCTGGCAAATTTTTAAAATGAAATTAATCTGATTATACAAAAATTATTTTTTGATAGATTAACAATATGTATTTCACAATTGCAAAAAGTTTTACCAAGATATTATACTTTACATAAACTCGCACCACCTATATATTGGTGTACTTATGGACCTAAATTATATGAAATGATAAATCTTTTCCTATTAAAGAAAATAGTTTAAATGAAGAATTATATATTCTTAAATTAATTTTAAAATCTTTGACTGTAATAAAATAAACATTTTTTCTAAATATTCTTTTTTTCTAGCAAATTTTATCAAATTTGTAGCGGAAAATCATTTAAAATGTTATAATAAAACAAAATTTATAAACCATAAATTTTATAATTAAACAAATAACAAGAGATAGAAACATTAGAGAAATAGGGGATTACAGGATGAATTTCAATGAAGTAGCTTCGAAAATTCAAAATAAATTATTAAGTGATAACCATAATATTTTATTATTTGCTTTTAATGCAACTGGTAAAACACGACTCTCATTAGAACTATCACATTCAACCGAAGAAGAAAAGGAAAATGAATTAGAAATATTATGCTTTAATTCTATCATAGAAGATTATTTTACATGGGATAACGAAAATTTTATATTTAATATACAAAAAAATTCATGGATTACGCGCTTTATTCTTGAACAAGGAATAGAAAATAATATTATAGATAACTTCAAAGAGGCAATAGGAATAAATATAGAGCCAAAATTTGATTTGAAAAATGGAAATATAGAATTTATTAATTTGACTAGTCCTGATTTTTTAAAGAAGATAAAAATCTCTAAAGGTGAAGAAACAATTTTCAAATGGGTTATCTTTTATACTATTTTAGATTCTGCTATTGATATTTTAAGTGACAAAAAGGAATATAGAATAACAGACATATTTGATAAAACTAAATATGTCATTATAGATGATCCTGTTTCCTCAATTGATGATTATCGAATTTATACGGTTGCTATGCAAATATTGACTGCTTTACAAAAAATAAATAAGATTAATGAAAAAGAATTTGTATTACACTTGCCCTTTTTAATTACGACACATCACGCTTTGTTTTATAATATTTTATATAATACAATGAAAAATAATAAAAAGAAAAATATGTTTATTTTTTTGAAAAAAAACACTAATAATGCTCTTTCAATTGAAGAACATAAAGAGAATCGGTCATTCTCTTATCATTTAGTAGTAATGGAAGAACTAAAAAATGCAGTTAGTACCAATGAAATATATAAAAAGCACTTTAATCTTTTTAGGAGTATTCTAGAGAAAACATCTATTTTTCTTGGATATGAAAAATGGCAAGACATATTTTCAGGCTATAGTGATTTTATGAAAATAAATAAGATTTTAAACATGAACAGCCATGAAAAATATGTTGAAATAGAAACAGAATATTTAAATCAAGAGCAGATTGAAATATTTAAAAATGGATTTGAGTGGTTTTTAGCTAATTATAAATTTCTTTTATAG